GCCTGGGCTGGCATGCCGCCCGCCTGGGGTGTTGGGCGGCTCACCATGCTGTTTCCAGGCTCAGGTGCAGGCCTGCCGCGCCATCGCTGTGCGGTTTGGGCAACGCACTCAGTCGCACGGCCCAGCCGGGCACGCCAGCCAGCGGCAGGCGCAGGCTGGGCACCAGCAGCGGCGACACGCTGGCGCGCGGGTAGCCCGTCACCGCGCCGGCCGTCAGGCTCAGCATGCCGCCCGGCGTGCTCCAGGTCCACGCCGCATAGGTGCTGGGCCGGCCATAGCTGTTGCGGTAGGCACCCAGCGTCAGGCCCGATTCAGCGCGGGCATACACGCCAACCGTGCGGCCCTGCAGGTGCGCGTCAGGCGGTGCATCAATGTGCGCGGTGGCCAGGTGCAGGCCGAGGATGAGGGCGCCGGTCATGGCGCACCTCGCTTGGTGCTGCAGTCAGGGCAGGCTTCGAGGCCACGCGCATAGGGTTTGCGCAGCTGGCCTACGCCGCTGCATGTGGGGCATTGCAAGGGCGCCGGCGCAAACAGCACGCCTGCAGGGCCGCAGTGGTTGACGCAGAAATACATGTCGCACGGCGACTGTATGGAGCGGGCATCCTCACAGCTCAGGCTGGGCGCGCCAAACACCAGATCAACGGGCGCGCCGGGATGGCCGCAGCGGCTGGGCCCCAAACTGGCGCCAACTTTGCGGTGGAGACAGTTTCCACACAGTGGCGCACTGCGGCTGGGGTGAGGGCTCAGGTTCGCGGGCTGACCGGCCGCGTCGGGGTGTTCAGGCGTCTGCACTTTGCGCTCCGTCGTTGTGACGGCCGGACTATGCGACAACGAATAGCGCATGTCAATGCGCTATCGCATAATCGTAGATGCGCGGCAAAATTCCTCGGCCGCATTGGCAACAAGCAAAGGAGGGAGATGTATGGCGGATGAAACGACTTACTTCAGCGCTGGAACCACGCTGGTGACCAGCTCGCGCATTGAAATCGGTGGGCAGACGTTTGCGGTGCGCAACGTCGGTTCGGTCAAGGTGGTGGGCGGTGGGCGGCCATGGTTAGGTGCCTTTGTCGCACTGGTGGGCATCGGGATGGCGCCGAGCAACCTTGGTTGGGGGCTGGCGGTCCTTGCTGTCGGCGCCTACTTGATGTGGCAAAAATATTCAACGAGGGCGCTGGTGCTCGTGACTGGCGGTGGTGAGACCACGGCGATGCAATCAACGAACGGCAAAGCCGTTGAGGCGCTGCGCTCTTCAATCGCCCAGGCTATTTCGGCACGTTGATCACTGGTTCGAGGGGGCACCGCCCTGGTGCGGGGGTGCCGCCCCGTCCCGGCCACGCATAGATTCGGGCGGGGCCCTTTAGGTACCGGTGTTCTTTGCTCTACCTCTGGGTGCAACAGCATCCAGGTAGGCAAGCACCACCGCCTCCAGCCCTTTGAGCTGATCGTCATCCAGCGCCTGGATGCGTTGCTCGGTAGCTGGTGTCAGCTTCTTTGACCGCAGCGCCGCGTTGTAGATGGCTGTGGGTTCAGCAACCCCCCATGCTTTGCTCGGCAGAGCGATGCCCCGGTCTTTGGCCGCCTTGGTCGCTTGCGCCTGGTCGTAGACGGCGTCAACAGGCAAATCAAAATACTTGGCAATCTTGGCGGCGGTGGGCCGGCTTGGATTGGGTACAAGTCCGTTGATGTACTTGTGCAGAGTCCCCTGGAATGACGGGCTGTGCATTTCCTTTGCGACCTGCAGCGTTGACTTGCCAGTATGTCGGACGAGTTCGGCGATGAGTTGGTGTGGCTTGATCACGCGCCAACTATCCGAGAACGCATAATTCGTCGGGGAATAGACATGGCTATGCGACATCGAATAAGATGCCGGCCATGTCAGCAACTACGGCAATCATCAAGTCCCTGAGGGCGAGCGGTCTATCGCAGTCAGACATCGCGCGCCGCACTCGAATCCCTCAGCCACGGCTGTCCCGCTGGGAAGCGGGCGATGCACCGGCCGGTGCCGATGACGCGCTCAAGCTTGCGCAGCTGCAGCGCGACCTGGCAGCCATAGCGGCGCAAGGCCAAAGCACTGCCGACGCGGGTGCGGGCGGTGTCAGTCAGGAGCAATCTGGTGGCTAAACACATGCCTTCAGCTTCGCCCCGCATCAACTGGTATTTCAACGGGGGTCGCGATGAAATTTGTTGATCGCTACACACAGCAACTCCCCCTGATGGGGGGTGTTGTCCAGGCCCAGCGCCTGGTGGTGCCACCCGAAGTGGTGATGGGCATCAAGAGCTATCGCCACGCCTGCCGCCTGGCCTGGAAGCTGCGCGCCGTGCGCATCACCCAGCGCACGCTGGCTGAGCATGCTGGCCTGTACGCCAGCCACGTGTCTGACTACTTCAGCGTGCGCGCTGACCGGCGTGAGCTGCCAGCGCGCCATGTCGCCGGGGTTGAGCGGGTGATCGGCAACACCGTCATCAGCCAATACCTGGCCCAGCAAAGCAAGCTCACGGTGCTGGAAGAGATGACGGCTGCAAGGCAGGCTGCCTGATGCGCCCGCGTGGTGATATCCGCCTGGCCCTGTGCTCAGCCGCTGAGCTGCTGCACGCTGAGTGCGGTGGCGCTACTTGGCGCGACATGGCAGCCCGTGGCTGCGTCGGCTTTGCGGCAGCAAAACAGACTGTGCGCAACATGGCCCAGGCGGGCGAGCTGGTGGCGGTGGGTGAGCAGCGCACCGCGCATTCCCGCCGCCCGATGACGCTGTTCGCCCCTGGCACCCGTGCCATTGACCCGGCCGGCGCGCAGCAGCGCCTGGCTGACGTGATGGGCGGTTGGCGCGCCCAGCGCGGCTGACACACCCCCAAAAGAGGGCTCACCGATGGACGGATGGAACGCCGGGCACCCGCCCCGGGTGGGCAATTGCCCCCGCGCGCGGGGTGCTGTTTGAGCCGCGCTGCGATTGACTTCGCCGGGCTGGCCGATGCACTGCTGCGCCGTGGTGTTGACCTGGTGTCCAGCTGGCTGCCGGGTGGCGTGCAGCGCGGGCATGAATACGTGTGCGCTGATCTCTCAGGCGGGGCGGGGCAAAGCTGCAGCGTCAACCTCAACACTGGCGCCTGGGGGGACTTTGCTGCAGGCGTAGCGGGCAAAGACTTCACCAGCCTGTATGCAGCCATCCACGGCATCGGCCAAGCTGAGGCCGCACGCGAACTTTATGCGGTGGTGGGTTGGGCTGATGACGATGGTGTGCAGGCGCCTGCACCCGTGCGGGCGCCACCGGTGCGGCAAGCCGCAGCGCCGTCACCAGCCCGGGCCGATGAGGGGTGGGTGACGCAACGGCCAGTGCCAGCGCACGCCCCGGCGCCCACGTTCAAGCACACTTACCGCCAGCCGCAGGACATTGAGCACACGGCCGAATACCGGTCAGCGCCTGATGAGTTGCACGGCTACATCGTGCGCTTTCGCACCAGTGACGGTGGCAAAGACCCGTTGCCCTACACATGGTGCACCAGCGCGCGCGACGGCGCGGCGCGCTGGCACTGGAAGCAGTTTGACGAGCCGCGCCCACTGTACCTGCCGTCACACCGCATGCCGGGTGGCCGCACGGTGCTGCTGGTGGAGGGCGAGAAGAAGGCTGACGCACTGCAGGCGCTGCTTGACGCGGGCGCGCCCGGCATCTATTGCGTGGCCAGCTGGCCCGGTGGTTGCAAGGCCTGGAAGAAGGCCGAATGGGCCTGGCTGGCCGGGCTGCATGTGGTGGCCTGGCCCGACTGCGATGCCAAGCGCGAGGCGGTGCCCAAGGCGGCACAGAAATCAGTCGTTGGCCAAGCGCTGACACAGTTGGAGCAGTTGGGCGGCGAGATCACCGACGCCGACCGCGAGCAAGTTCGCAAAGCCGCGCTTGAACTGGCAGCTAGTGTGATGCCCTTGCTACCCGCTGAGAAGCAGCCTGGCATGCTGGCCATGCTGGGCATTGGCGCGTTGCTGCGTGATGTGCATGGTTGCGTGGTGCGTGTGCTGCCCATACCGCAGCCTGGTGAGGTGGCCGACGGCTGGGACTGCGGCGACGCCATCAACACCGATGGTTGGGACTTCACCCGTGTGATGGCCTTCATGGCGCAGGCCTATGCGCTGCCTGGTTGGGCGGGTGGCGACAAGCCGGCGACCAAGGCCGCTGCTGGTGCGCAGCCGGAACCTTCGGGCGATGGCGGTGGGGCTGGCGGTGGCCGGCGCGATTCCACCGCTGGCGCCAGCAGTGATGACGACGCCGGCGACGCATTCGCTGATCACCTGGCCTTCATCTGCGAGCAAATGAAGTGCCAGCCCTATGAGGTAGGCGTCAACCGCAAGCTGTTGATTGCGGCGCTGACCAAAGCGTCAGCCATCAAAGATTGCCTGGGCTACAACGAGCTGACCAATTCACCCGGCACGGTGGTGCCCTGGCCCTGGCGCGAAACGCCGGGGCCGCTGGGTGACACTGACGATCTGCGGCTGGGTGATTGGTTGTCGCGCGAATACAAGCTCAAGGCGGCCAGCCGCGCGGCGCTGGCTGAGGCCATTGACACGGTGGCCGACATGCGCCGCTATCACCCCATTCGTGATTGGCTCAAAGGCCTGGCATGGGACGGCAAACCGCGCCTGGCCAAATGGTTGATGCATGTGCTGGACATGGACCCGGCCACGCTGCCGGCCCGCCGCCATCGCTACCTGGCCCTGGTGGGCCGCTACATGCTGATGGGGCTGGTGGCGCGGGTGATGGACCCGGGCGTCAAGTTCGACTACTCGCCGGTATTCGAGGGGCCGGGCGGCATCGGCAAGTCAACCTTCGTGGCTGAGCTGGTGGGGCGTGACTTCTTCAGCGACACCCATTTCGACATCGGCAACGGCAAAGAGGGCATGGAACAGCTGGAAGGCCTGTGGGCCTATGAGCTGAGCGAGCTGACAGCCTTCAAGCGCGCCGACAGTGAGCAGATCAAGCAGTTCTTCAGCAGCACGGTCGACCGGTTCCGCGGCGCCTATGGCAAGTTCGTGCAGCAGCACAAGCGGCAATGCGTCATCTTCTGCACCACGAACAAGCGGCAATACCTCTATGACCTGACGGGCAACCGCCGCTTCTGGCCGGTGTGGATTGAGCGGCAGATCAAGCTGGCCTGGCTGCGCAAATGGCGTGACCAGCTGTTCGCCGAGGCCTATGCCGCGTGGGCGGCGGGCGAGCGCTTCACGCCGACGCACGCGGAAGAAGAGGATTGCTTTGTGCCCGAGCAGATGCTGCGCCTGGTCGAGACCACGGTGCAGAGCAAGCTGTATGAGCTGCTGACCCGTATCGGCGCTGAGCATCGCGACGGCTCGGCGGCGGCAGGTTTGAACCAGACAACCACCTTTGTGACGCTCCACGGTTTGGTTCAGGCGCTGGGCGCAGACGCGGCCAAGTCAACCAGCCTGCTGGAGACGCAGATCAGGGGCTGGCTGGAGTCCAACGGCTGGGAAATGACGCGGGAGAGCACCGGCCAGCGTCGGCGCGGCTACATGGCGCCGAAGGTGTGGCCTCCAGCGGTTGACGATGAAGAGAGCCCGGCCCCCGCGCACAGCGCAGTGGCCGCCGATCAACCCCCAACAGCCGATGCAGAGCCCGCGCGGGTTCTTGCACCGGATGGGATCAGCGATGACGATCCGTTCTGACCAGAGATCGCAGCGCGCAGCTGCGGAAAAGGCAGCGGATCTCGATACGCAACGGCGCACACCGGGTGCGGGAGGCGCGATTCGCGGCCCCCGGTGTGGCGCTGTGGCGGGTAGGTCGCTGCACGGCCCCATGACGTAGCGCCGCCGTCCAGCCGTCCAGGCAAACCATGGAGCCCACCACCGAACCCGAGGCACTGCCAAGGGCCGGTTGAAGCCGCTGCATGGCCCGGTAGTCCGACGCACCCAGCCTAAATGCGTGTGTGCGTGTGCAGACGCCCGCGCGGGCGCTCGTGCGCGAATTTGTGTGTGTGTGTCATGAACTCATAGAGAAAGGATGGACGGATGGACGGAACCAGCCAACACACCGGGCCACAGGTTGACGTGGAAGCGGTGGTGCGAGAGATCAAGGCCCACATGCCCGACACCTACCGGGCCATTCGAGCCAAGGCAGACGAGATCGGCACACTGGCCTATGCCTATGTGCGCCGGTCGATCGCCGGCCAGCCCAATCTGTTCTATGCGATGGAACGCGGGCACGTGGTGGGCACACCCTTCAACCAGGCCGACATCACCGCCGCGGTGGCGCAGGCCATGGTGGCCTATGGCTGCAAGTCGTTGCTGATTTGGGCGCTGGCGCCGCAGGAGGGCGGGGCCGATGGCGCGCATTGAGGACATTGAGCGCCGGCTGTTGAACTGGGCGCGCTGGCGGTCGGGTGTGGCCAGGAGCGGTATGGGCTACGGTCGAATCTCAATGGAGCATCGTGTCGACGGCGAGGGCTATGACGCGCAGGCGGTGATACCGACCATCGACGTTGAGGCGTCGACCACCGACATCGCGGTGTCAGCGCTGGCAAGCCACTTGCGGGCGACGGTCGAAATCGTCTACCTCGACCCAGGCGGCATGCGGCACAAAGCCGCCAGGTTGTGCTGCAGTGAGGCCACGATCAAGACGCGCATTTGGGAGGCACATCGCCAGCTGTCGGCCTGGTTCGCTGACCGGGCTGCACGGCAGCGCGACGCCCGTGCACGCATCGAATCACTGCAGCGCGCGGCGCGTCCATGAGTTTTACACCTTATCCCTTTCCACTACATTTCAGGCACGCTTAGCGGAACCTGTCTCTCAGGTGCGCCGCACAACGCCCCACTGGCCCTTGACTGCCGGTGGGGCGTTTCTCATTGCCCACACCAAAACCATGCGCATCGACCTCACCAGCAATGTCCGCGAGGTGATACCTGCCATTGATGCGCTGTTCAGCGACCAGGTGCCGTATGCCATTGCACTGGCCCTGACCAAGACCGCACGCCTGGTGGCCGACGGCCTGCCCGCCGATCTGACCCAAGACCTGGACCGGCCCACTGAATTCACCAAGCGCGGGTTCTACGTGCAGGCCGCGCGTAAGGACTTCCTGCAGGCCACGGTGGGCGTGAAGGACAAACAGGCCGCGTACCTCGGCTATCAGATCGAAGGTGGTGAGCGCCGGCCAATGAAGAAGGCATTGCGCTTGCCTGCCAACGTGCAGCTCAATGACTACGGCAACGTGCCGTCTGGCCTGATCAGGCAGCTGATCGCGCGGGCGAAGGCAGGGCGTCGGGTCACCAAAGGGCAGGCGCGCCGCTTCGGCGTCAGCCAAGAGCTGGACCTGTTCTATGGTGAGCCGCCCGATGGCCGGCCAGCTGGCATCTACAAGCGCGTCACCATCTCGCCAACGCGCCACCAGCTGGTGCCGATCATCGTGTTCCCGGCCAGGCCAGCCACCTATAGGGCGCACTTCGACTTCGCCGCCCGCGCAGCACGCATCGCCGACCGCGAGTTCGGCGCCGCCTTCACCGCCGCCTGGCAACAGGCCGTGGCGACCGCCCGATGACACCCCCCCGGTCCCGGGTCCTTCCCCCAACCTCGCCACGCGGGTCATTCGCGAGCGCGTGTTGCGTGTTGTCGGCGGGTTTGGTGCGGGGTAGTCACGTGGTAGTCATTGCAGGTAGTCAGGTGGCGTCATGCTGATGGGCTTCCGTGAGTACGCACGCCATCGCGGCGTGGCGCTGCGGGCGGTGCAAAAGGCGATTGAGGCCGGCCGCATTCAGACTGTGGGCGAGGGCCGTGACCGGAAGATCGACGCCGAGCTGGCCGACCGCGCCTGGTCGGACAACACCGACCCCGCCCGCCAATCGCTGCTGCACACTGCCGGCCCTCAGGCTGGCGCTGGCCCTGCTGCGCGTGCCAGCGACGCCGGCAGCCAGGCCGGCCCGGCCGATGCTGGCGCTGCGCCCGAAGACGACGAGCCACCGGCACCCAATGACAGCGCCGAATACCGCGCTGCGCGCACCGCGCGTGAACAGGTGCGCCTGCAGCGCGACCAGCTGGCGCTGCAGCAAGAGCTGGGCTCGGTAGTCCAGCTTGCCGATGCGGGGCGTCTTCTCTTCACCGCCTTCCGAACCCTGCGCGATTCCGTCCTGAACGTGCCCGCCCGAGTGCGTGACCAGGTTGCCAGTCTCACCGATGCGGCGGCCATCGAACAGTTGCTGGACGCAGAGCTGGCGACTGCCGTTAGCGTGCTCAATCCCGAGCGCGTGCTGATCGACGCGGACGAAGACGAGGACGACGATGACGCCGTCTGAACCCTGGATGCTCGACGCGCGCCGCACGCTCGCGCGCGCCATCTGCGCCGCTGTCAAGCCTGACGAGCGTGTGCACGTCGACGAATGGGCCGAAGACAACCGCATATTGCCGCCTGACACGCCCGAGCCCGGCAAGCTGCGCCTGGGCCGCACGCCGTATCTGATCGACATCATGCGCACCATGTCGCCGCACACGCCCTGGCGTGAAGGCTGGTGGATGAAGCCGCACCAGGCCGGCGGCAGCATGACCGGCGAATGCCTCATCGGCGCCTGGATCTGCACCGCGGCCGGCAGCATGCTGGTGGTGTTCCCAACGCTCGACGATGCCAAGCAATGGGAGCTCAGCCGCTTTGAGCTGATGCGCGCATCCACCCGTGCGCTGCGCCGCCGCATCCGGCCCGCCCACCAAAAGGGCGCCGACAACACCAAGCTGCGCAAGAAGTACCCCGGCGGCACCATGCGCCTGATCGGTGGCAACCGCATCGGCGGCATGAAGTCGGCCACCATCCGCTACGTCAAGTTCGAAGAGCTCGACGAACTGCCCCGCGCCAGCACTGACCAGGGCAGCCTGGTCGACATCATCAAAGGCCGCACCAGCAACTGGGGCCGCAAAGCCAAGATCTACGGCGACTGCACCCCCACCGTCGACGAGCAAAGCGAGATCCAGCGCCAGGTTTCCCGCGGCGACCAGCGCAAATGGTTCCTGCACTGCCCCGATTGCGGCCACGCGCAGCCGCTGGTCTGGGAACAGCTGCGCTGGCCTGACGGCGAACCTGAGCGTGCGCTGTACCACTGCATCGGCCCCGGCTGCGGCGCCGGCAACTCCGAATCCGCATGGAAGGCCGGCAACTATGCGGCTCGCACGCCCGGCATGACCGAAGAGCAGGCCGGCGCTGCAGGCCTGGCCCATTGGCGCGCCACCGCGCAAGGCGAGATCGGCGTCGCCAGCTGGTGCGGCCTGGAAGCCCTGGCCCTGCCTGCCGGCTGGCGCCCCTGGCCAGTACTGGCCGTCGAGTGGATCGGCGCGCAGGGCGACCAAGAAAAGCTCAAGGTCTTCTACAACAACAACCGCGCGCTGCCGTTCAAAGAGCGCATCGGCGTCGAGACCAGCGCCAAACAGCTGCAGGCCCGCGCTGAGCAATACGAGCTCATGACCTGCCCCATCGGTGGCCTGGTGGTCACTGCCGGCGTCGACACGCAAGACAACCGCCTCGCGGTCGTCATACGCGCTTTCGGTCGCGGTGAAGAGAGCTGGGGCGTCTGGCATTGCGAGATCTACGGTGACCCGTCGTCACCCGAAACTTGGGCCAAGTTGCGCCAGCTGCTGGAGTCGCCTATTCGCCATGCCAGCGGCCAGGTGATACACGTCGATGCAGCAGCCATCGACGCTGGGGGCCACCACGGTGAAGATGTCTATGCGTTCTGCCGCGACGCTCAGGCTCGCGGCAAGCACTGGTTTGCCATCCGCGGTGCAAAGAGCATTGACTCCCCCAAGCTCGGCCGGCCAAAGACCATTGATTTCACGTGGCGCGGCCAGCCCGTGCCAGGCGGCGCCCAACAGCGAATGATCGGCACGCAAGCCATCAAGAACCTCATAGACAGCCGCCTAAAGCTGGCCAGCCACGGGCCGGGCTACTACCACAACCCGCTGGGCTTCGAAGCTGACTACTACCAGCAGATGCGCAGTGAGAAGCGCGAATGGCGCCGCGACATGCGAGGCAACAAGGCGCTGTGGTGGGTCAAAGGCGCTGGCCGCAATGAAGGCTGGGACTGCGAGGTGTACTGCTACGCCGCGTTCCTGTACTGCATGAGCGGCCGCCACGCCGAAGCCGTCTGGCGCGATCGCGAACGCATCTACGGCGTCCGCCAGCAGCTCGACCTGCTGGACGACGGCGCGCCCAGGCCAGCGCCAGTGCAGACGCCTGCACCGCTGCCGCAGCAGCCTGACCAGGCCGATGGCCATCGGTCCGCCACCGAAGCGCAAGCACCCCAAGCACCAGCGCCCATGGTCGTACCGGCGGTGCAGGGCATTGACTTCAGCCAGCTGATGGGCGCGGCCCGCCACACACACCACGTCGCGCCGACCGCACCCGCTGCGGCGCGGCCTCAGCGCGGCTTTGCGCGTCGCTGGCCCGGCATCTGAAAGACAAGGAGATATCCATGCAAATCAAAATGCTCACCAACGCGACGGGCCCCACGGGCATGTTGCTGTCCGGGGTGACCTATGACCTGACCGCAGCACAGGCTGCCGAGCTGGTGGGCAACGTGCGCGCGAGCTACGTCACCCCGACCCCATCGCAGAGCTTTTCTGTGGGCTTCTCAGAAACGCAAGTCGCGGCTTTGCAAGGTATGGTGTCCAGTGCTTGGATTTTTCCGACGCCGAACGCCAACAACGCCATCGCGGCTGAGTTCAACCGCGCAATGATCCAGGCCGCGATTGATGCCGGCG